TTTGGTCCCGTTCGCCGGAAGTGGAACCGAATGCGCCATGGCCAGAAAAGAGGGCCGCGATTTTATAGGTTTTGAGATCGACGAAAAACATCACGCCACGGCCATGATGCGGTTCGAAGATCAGAGCAAAAAAAGCCAACAATTGACCATTTTGTAAGATGAAAAACGACCCACAAAAGTCCGGCCGGATCATTAATTTTATAGAACGCGTCTGCACGCATGTAAAGGGCGACCTTTCTGGCCAGCCGTTTCTTCTTGAAGACTGGCAGCGTGATTTTATCCATCGCCTTTTTGGGACTATGAACGCGAACGGGTTGCGCCAGTATCGGACCAGCTACGTCCAGATTCCGCGGAAAAATGGCAAGTCGAACCTCAGCGCGGCGATCGCGTTGGCCGCTTTATTCGTGGACAAAGAGCAAGGCGCCGAAATCTATTGTTGCGCGTCGTCTCGAGATCAAGCGCGGATCGTGTTCGACGTGGCCAAACAGATGGTCCGCAATTCGCCGGTTTTATCTCGCGAATGCAACGTGTTCCAAAATTCAATCGTTAAAAAGGGGACGAATTCCTTCTTGAAGGCGGTGGCCGCTGAGGCGGGAACGCTGCATGGTGCCAATGCCAGTTTGTGCGTCTACGACGAGTTGCACGTGGCGAAGTCGGACGAGTTGTGGAATGTAATGGCGACGTCCATGGGTGCCAGATCGCAGCCGCTCATGATCGCGATCACCACGGCCGGAATGTTTGATCCTAACTCGATCTGTTACAAGTTGTACGAGTACGGCAAAAAGGTCCGCGACGGAGTGATCGAGGACGAAACGTTTCTGCCGCTGATCTACGAAGCCGATCCAGAAGACGACATTCATGACGTGGAAACTTGGAAAAAGGCGAACCCAAACTATGACGTCAGCATTAAGCCGGAGTATTTCGAAAAGATGGCCAACGAGGCCAAAACGCTGATCTCGACGGAGACGGCGTTCCGTCAGTTGCACCTTAACCAGTGGGTGAATTCACTCAGCGGGTGGATCGCAGACAATGAGTGGATAGAGTCCAGCGGCACGATCGACATGGACGAATTACGTGGCCGGAAGTGTTACGCGGGCCTTGATCTGGCTGCGACGGAAGACGTCTGTGCGTACGTGATGGTTTTCCCAATGGAGGACGACACGATCAAAGTGGTGCCGCGGTTGTTTGTTTCTGAGGCGGCCGTTGAGCGTCGCCGATTGCAAACCGGTGGGTCGTATGATCAGTTTGTCAAAGATGGGGAACTGATCGTCACGGCTGGAAATTCCACGGACTACAATGCGATCCAGCGGGTCATTCTGGAAAGTGCTGAGATCTACGACGTGCAAGCGGTTGCATTCGACCGGTGGAACTCGAACTCCTTGGTCCAGCAGTTGACGGATAAAGGTCTGGAAATGGATCCGTTCGGCCAAGGTTTTATATCAATGAGCGCACCGATCAAGAACGCCGAAGTGCTGATCAAGCAGAAGAAGTTGCACCACGGCGGGCACGGAATGTTAAGGTGGATGGCTGCGAATGTGGTGACGAAGAAGGACGACGCGGAAAATATAAAGTTCAGCAAGGCAAAAGCGGGCGACAAGATCGACGGGATCATTGCCATGATCATGGCGATCGGTGAACTCATGACGCTTGAAAATACCGACGTCACGAAAAGCAGCACGTACGAAACGCAAGGCATTCGAATGCTATGATGACAATTCAAGACGCCAGAAAATTGGGCCTTTATCTTTTTGAATTAGGTCTGACCCCGTGGATCGCCGAGACGGGTGACGGGTACATTATCCAAGTGCTGATCCATGGCGAGATAGTCAACGTGATCCGGTCCGACGTTTCGGGTGTCGGGAATAACTAACAAAGAATTAAAAAAAGTGGGTTAAATGTTGGTAATGTTATTTATTTAGTTACTTTAGTGGTGTCGAAACAATTCGACCACTAAAAAAACCACAAAAATGACACAAGTCAGAAAATTCGAAAACTTCACAATGTACCCACGCGAGATCATCACAGATTCGCAAGTTCAACTTTTGCGCCGCCTATATTTGGACGGCCCCGTAACAGATCCGCAAGTGATCAGAGTGATGGCCAACTTAGAATGCGGCCTCTTATTAAATTCGGCCGGTGCTGACATCATGAGATCCACCGAGATCACAGAAGACGACAAGAAGAAACTCTTCACCATGATCGAGGAACTTCACCAAGTTGAAGTTCGACGCATGCGCTCATTTTTGAATAACAAAGATGGTCGAGTGATCGTAGAAATGAACAAATAAAAAACCAAGGGCCGGCGATCTGATCACCGGCCCAATTTAAAAAACCAGAGGCATGACAAAAGGCACAAAAATCGAGATCCAAACAACGACCAGATTTGGCAAAAAGATCAAAGAGATCGCAACGATCGTAGCGGTCCACCCGATCACCGACATGGTGATTTTAGACAATGGCATGCAGTTGCACAAATTTCAACTTGCGAAATAAACATAACCCGAATAAATTGAAGACATGGAAAAGATCAAAATCGGCGCCGTGATCGAAATGGTCAAAAGCGGCAAGCGTTACATCGTAGAAAACAAAACCGCCAGCAAGATCACGCTGCGAATAAATGAGCGCGTGGTTTGTTTTAGTTGGGCAGCGTTAAAAGATAGGATCGCCAGAAAAGTGGCGATCGTTCACGAATTTTAGGAAGGCCGATCCATTCGGGTTGGTTGGTTTGTGGTTCCGGACGTCAGAAATGGCGTCCGGTTTTTTTTTGGGCGTTGCATAGGTTCGCTTATATTGAACGCGAATAGATAACCAACAAACGACCGCATGGCGGAAAATCAGAACTTGTTCGGGCGGATCCTTTCGGCCTTTCGTAATAACCCGAATCGACCCAGCACGAATTTAAGCAACCCCGCGGAGTGGTTATTTGGAGAAAACACGTCCTCCACCGGCATCGCCGTCAACGAGGAGAGCGCCATGCAACTTTCGGCCGTGTTCGCAGCGGTCCGCGTGATCTCGGAAACCATGGCATCTTTGCCGTGGGGCGTTAAACAGACGACGGACGGGATCATAGTTGAGGCAGACGCGCACCCAGTGAACCAACTCATTCACGCCCCGAATCAACTCATGACGGATTTCACGTTTCGCGAGACATGCCAAGCGCACCTTTGTCTTCATGGGAACGCCTTCATTGCGATCAAAAGGGACGCCGCTGGCAACCCGATCAGACTGATCCCGATCCAGCCGCACCGCGTGGCCGTGAAAATATACGAGGATCAGAAGTTTTACCAGATCGACGACAAGGAGACATTCGACGACTCGGAAATGATCCATTTGGTCGGGTTGGGTTTCGACGGAATAAAAGGGAAGTCGGTATTAGAGGCCGCACGCCAGTCGATCGGATTGGGTCTGGCGGCTGATCGTTTTGGTGGATCATTCTTTGGAAACGGCGCCAACGTTTCGGCGGTGTTGACACACCCAGCGCGCCTATCTGATGAAGCATACAAGCGACTCCTCAGATCATGGACCCAGAGAAACACCGGAATGGACAACGCCCACAAAACGGCGATTCTTGAAGAAGGCATGAAGATCGAGAAAATGAGCATCAGTCCGCAAGATTCGCAGTTCATTGCGACGCGCCAATTTGGCGTGGTCGACATTGCGCGCTTTTTCCGCGTGCCGTTGGCGTATCTCGGATCCATTGAAAATAGCAGCACACGAGCAAACATAGAAGAACAAGGCATCCAATTCCAGCGGAACACGATTCTGCCTTGGGTCAAACGTTGGGAGGCGGAATTCAACCGCAAACTTTTCACCGGTTCGGATTATTTCATACGTTTCAACATGGACGGACTTTTGCGCGGTGACATTCGCTCCCGTTATGAGGCGTACACCAAGGGCCGCCAGTGGGGTTGGATCTCAGCGAATGACGTCCGCAAGTTGGAGAATTTGCCACCGATCGACGGCGGCGACGCATATTTGCAACCATTGAACATGACGGAAGTCGGATCCGCTCAAAAATCGCCAGAAGATGCCGTGGAGTAATTACCCAGAAGCAGCGAAAAAGCAAGCGCAAAAGGCGCTGGATCACCGCGAGGAGTTCGGATCAGATTGCGGAACGCCCGTAGGTTGGACCAGAGCAAATCAACTCGCCAGCGGTGAGGCGATCAGCGACGAGATCTTGGTCCGCACTTATTCGTTTTTGTCACGTGCCAAGGTCTACGACCAAGGCAAGTTTACAGACGAAGACGGCAACGAGATCTGCGGGTCGATCATGTACGCAGCGTGGGGCGGGGACCCAATGTTGAAGTGGGCAAAAAGAACGATTGAACAGATGGAAGAAAAAAAGCAAAGACATATAAAGAACGTCACCGAAACGGAAGACGAGATCGTGATCACGTTCGGAAAAGGTGAGCCAAGTGACGCGGCTGGCTATAAAGAAGAAGATCGCGCCGAGCCGAATGAATTGAGCGTTGGCGATTTCGTCCGCTGGAGTTCGTCCGGCGGTAACGCATACGGCCGCATTATTCAAGTGGAACGCGACGGCAAAGTTGTCGCCGATAGTGGTTTCGAGGTAAACGGGACCGCAGACGATCCGGCGGCGTTGATCCGTTTGTATCGTTTCGACTCAGAGTCGGACGCCTACATTGAGCGCAAGCCAGTCCTAAACGTTGCGCACCGGTTCAGCACTTTGGAAAAATTCGACGCCGAGTTGAGAAAGTCGTCGGTGATCCGTGAGGAGCGTGAATTCCGAATGGAGTCCGCCAGCTATGAAGGGAACCAGATCAGAGGGTATGCGGCGTTGTACGACTCAGACTCTGAAAACATGGGCGGCTTTTATGAGCAAATTGAACGCGGCGCATTCGACGACGTAATGAATAACGACACACGTGCCTACTTTAATCACAACGAGGACCTAATTTTGGGACGCGTTTCGTCGGGCACATTGAGAATAAAAACCGACACGCGCGGTTTATACTATGAAGTAGATCTACCGAACACCAGCTACGCGAATGATCTGATCGAGTTGATGAAAAGGGGGGACGTGAACCAGTCGTCTTTTGCCTTTTTGATCGACCGCGACAGATGGGAAGAACGTGATGGCGTGACGTATCGCATCATTGAGAAAGTATCACGTCTGCTGGACGTTTCGCCGGTATCACAACCGGCATATCCGAGTTCCACGGCGGAACTGAAGGCGCGAGATAAAGACACCAAAGAAGAAACGGCAAAAGCAGCACCGACCACCGCGGAAGGATCTGACGGCGACGGAGATGCTGAGGTGTCGAATTTGTATTTGTATAAAAGTAAATTGTTAAAAATCTAAAAGATGAAAAACATCGAAATGCGCGGACAACGCGCAGAACTGATCAAGCAAGCGACGGCGATCGTCGACGCAGCGACGAAGGAAGGCCGATCTTTGACCGGCGAGGAGCAGCAGAAGTTTGACGCCATGGAGTCAGACGCACGCAGCATGTTGACACAGATCGAGACGTTGGAACGTTCGGCTGAGTTGAAGAAGGAATTGGCCAGCAAGCAGCCAGAAGCAGCACCAGCGAAAAAGGTGACGCGCTCGGAAGCATTCGGCGCATATTTGCGCAAAGGTCTGTCTGGGATCACACCAGAGCAGCGCGCGCAGTTGACAACACCGGACGCCAAGGGTGGCTTTTTGGTGCCTCAAGATTTCAGCAATGTTTTGGACGTGGCGACTTTGTTCACGGGTCAAGTTGAACGTGTTGCTGGAAAATTGGACACGGCTGGCGGCGGACCGCTGGACTACCCTACCGTAAATGACACGGCCGTAGATGCTGCGATCGCAGCGGAAGGCGCGGCCACCTCGGCGACAGATATGACATTCGCAAACGTCACGTTTAGTTCTTACAACTATACGTCATTGGTGCGCGTTTCGTCTCAGTTGTTACAAGATAGCGGTTTCGATTTGAACACCTTCTTAGTGGAAGCACTGGGTGAGCGTGTTGCACGTCAGACGAATCAAGATTTCACGAACGGAACCGGATCCGGTGATAGCATGCCAGACGGCATCATTCCACAAAGTGGAACGGCGGGCGCAGTTGCAGCATCAGCCACGGCACTTGCAGCGGGTGACGTTTTGAATTTGATCCATTCGATCGATCCGAGTTACAGAAATTCCGCGAATTTCGGCCTCATGGCTCACGGCAATGTGGTCGCGGCTATTCAAAAACTCGGAATTGGCAGCGCCAACGATTTCCCAGTATTCATTCCGAGCATGACGGCGGGCGAGCCGGATAAGTTATTCGGGTACAATTTGTACTACAATAACGACATGACCGGAACGATCACGGCAAACGACAAGGTTCTCCTTGCGGCTGATTTCAGCAAGTACGTGGTACGCCGTGCGGGTGGTGTTCAAATGATACGTTTGAACGAACGCTACATGGACGAAATGGAGGTAGGCTTTCTCGTTAGTGCCAGACGTGACGCGCATGCAGTCAACACGGCGGCGATCAAGCACCTCGCAATGGCAGCATCATAATCAGACCCATGAAGGTCAGATTCTTGCAGTCTATAAGCGGGACATTATTCCACTACCGACAAGGGTCGGTAGTGGATCTCCCCGCTAATGAGGCGACCGGCTACATAAAAGCCGGCTATTGTGAAGCGGTTGCAGAACCGCCGAAGACACGCGCCAAGAAGGCCGTGAAGAAAAGCACGAAAAAAGAAACACGCTAAACGATGGCATTTGATATTGTAACGGCCGCGAGTTCGGAACCGATCACGCTGGCAGAAGCCAAGAATTTCTTGAGGGTCGACACCAACGACGACGACGCATTGATCAGCGCATTGATCACGGCGGCGCGCCAGTTGTGTGAAGATTACACCCGCCGGATATTGGTGACGACGACGATCGACGAGTATTTCGATAAATTCCCATCCAACCGGTGGGACAATTTGTCGAACATCATATACGTCAGCCGTGGACCAGTTGCAAGCATCACCAGCGTGAAGTACGTCGACGAGATCGGATCAGAACAGACGATCGCGGCGGCCAACTACGTAGTGGACACCATATCAGAACCGGCGCGAATTCAGTCCACCAGTGGGTGGTTCGCAGCGGCCGGAGTGGTGAACCAAGTGATCGTGCGTTATGTTGTAGGCTCAGACGTTTCGAGCATTCCGAAACCTTTGATCCAAGGAATGCTGCTCGTGATCTCGGACCTATATGATCAGCGAAATGATCGCGTCAAACAACTACCAACCGCGTCGGAGTATCTTTGGAACCCGTACCGAATTTTCACGTTCTAATGATCGACCACGCTGGCCAGATGGATCGCCGGATAACGATCCAGAATTTCACAACGGCAACCGACACATTTGGCGAGGTGGTGAAGACATTCACAACGCTGGCGGAAGTGTGGGCAAAAGTTGAAGAAAACAAAGGAAAAGAAGGCGAAGACGGCAACCAGATCGTAGCGACCAAAGAGGTGCTTTTTTTTATCCGATACCGGTCCGACGTGAGTGAAGAAATGCGCATCCAATACAACAACGAAACGTAT